ATTTCACTGACGTTACCGAGGCCAATGGCGTGCGGTCTAGGCTGATCGCCACTGCCGCCGTTCCATATACCTGCCCAGGCAACTCGTAATTCGGATAGAATGCCGCGTAAGGCTGCCAATAGGTGCCGTAAAGCCATGAGAATTGCGCCCCACGCTGAAGCCAATCTTGCGTCGTTAGCTTCCATGTCTGAGTTATTAACGCACGCCCAGTCATTGCCTCAACGTATTCACGCGCAGCCGCCAAAAATATCGTGCAAAGCGCGTCATCGTCCCCGCTAGCGACGCGCATAAAGGATAAAGTCTCGGCAAGCGTGACAGGCTCGACGGATGGCTCGGTCGTTAGGGTGTAATTTTTCATCGCGGGCCTAGATATGTTCCGACTCGCGTTCTAGGGGAACCGCCGAGACGGGAAAAATTTCCGTGCATCGTGTTTGTCAGATAGGCTTTTGACTCAAGGCGGGCGAATGCCGTTTGCGCAACACACGCTTGAACGTGTTTCCATCCTCGCCCGCTACTTGCGGCCATAAAAGAAACGCGCGCCACACCGCCGACTGGCGGGGATGTCTTCCCCTCGGCTGGTGTGGCGCGCGGCATGGCGCGGTTCCGCGTGAATTAAACGCGCTCCTTCTGGCCGAGAATCTGCACGCCCATCGTGAACGAGGGAGTCGTGCCGGTGATCGTGCCAACGTAGCGGATATACTTGGCGGCGGCGCGAACGTCGAAGCCGATTTTCTGAAGGCTGGTCGTTGCCGTAACCTGCGTATAGGTCGCGCCGCTGATGTCGGTATAGGTGGAGTCATCGGGAGACGACTGCCACTTGCCATCGAGCGTCGGCGTGGTGCCTGACACGACGCCAACGTTCTGAATCAGGACGAGTCCTCCGGAATAGCCGGAGATGTCCAAACCAGTGGCGGTGACGGTGGAGGTTTTGGCTGCGATTGCGACGCTATTAGTCAGCGTCAGCGGTGTATTGATGTCGGCGGGAGACATGGCGGGTATTTATTTGGTTGCGGTTAGTTCCGTGAGTTAATTACTGCGCGCCGGAATCGGTGGAGATGCTGAAGGATTTGCCCTGACGGACAACCATATCGACGAGCTTTTGGAACGTGATACGGACGAGGCCCGTGAGCGCGTCGGAGTACGGGTCAACCACGACATCCATGCCGCCCGCCCATTCAGCGTATAGCACTTGGCCGAAGTTGCCGAAGATGACTTGGTTCTGCGTGCCGCTCGCGGCAAACTGATTCGTAGTGCGGGCCGCGTAACCGTTCACGATGTCGCCATTCTCCCAGAGGAAAAAGGCCTGATTCGTGACCTTGGCTGCGGTTTTCCAGACGCCCTTCGTGGCCGAGGTAGTGAGGTAAGCGTAGGAACCTGGAAGGCTCAGCGCGTTGGCGGTGCCGACGTTCGTTTCGTGCGAAACAACCTTGGCAAAGGTCGCGGCGGCGCCGTAGGTGACGGCGGTAGCGAGGTCGCCGGACGCCATGTTAAGGATGCCGAGCGGCTGCGCGGCTCCGGTGCCCTGAATGGCAACGCGGTCAAGCTCGGTTCCGAGGCTCAAGAGGATGTCGTCACGCACGAAGGAATCGGCGGAAACGCTGGACTGCCCAAGGAATTGCTTGGAGTATTTGACCTGCGCACCGAGGCGGCGGGGCTTGAGTTGAATCTGGCCGAACGTCGCGCTTGAAGCGGTGAGCGAGCCGGTTTCAGAAACCCAGTAGGCCGTGCTGCCAGCGGTCACGCGCGGAATCGTTACGTCGTTCTTCAGCCCGGTAAGCGTACGCGCACCGAGCGACATGACCTGCGAGGTGGGACGCAGGAGGGGGATAAGCTCATCAACGGCGATATCCGTTCCAATGAGATAGCCGCCGTCGCTGGCGACGTTGGCTTGATTCGTGCGCTGCTCGCGGTTAGCGAACACTTCATTCGGGATGAAGAAACCCTGAGCCGAGCGACCAGTGCGCTTCGCTTCCTCGTCCGAAACCTCGCGCTCCAGACCGTCGAGAGCGCGCCCGTCGGAAATAAGCGAGAGAGCGCGCACGATGCTGTAACGACGCGCATCCTTTTCGCCCATGATCTTCTCGCGCTTGATCTGACCGGCATCCTGCCCGGCCTTGGCGAGCATCGCATCCTGACCCTCGCGGGCCTCAATTTGCGAGTTGAGCGCCACAACTTCATCGTGGAGCGACTTCACTTTGGCAAGCTCGGCGGCGTTCAGCACGTCGCGCTTGTCGGTTTTGGCGGAGGCAAAAATGGCGTCGGCTTCATTGAGCTTTGCGCCACGGGTTTCTTTGAGAATCTTGGTGTTCATCGGGAGTAGTGTGTGTGGTTTCCGTTTCGGTGTTCGAGGTGTATTGCAATTATGGATACACTGTCAACCATTTATTTTCAGAAGATTATGGCGGGCCGCAAGCGAGTGGTGAGCGGCGGTGAGATCGGGCGCGGAGGAACGCAAGCCGACTGGAATTTTTGCGGCGTAATCCGGATTGATGGTTGCGCCGTTGTCGGCAAGCCATTTTACAAGCATAGCGATGTCTTCTGCGGCATCGGCAACCTCCTTGCGCGCATAATCGGAAAGCGGGCCGGATGGGTTGCAGCGCAGATACTCCTGCGCGCTTTCCAGCTCCTCGAAATCATAGTCAAGCATTTCCCCAGCAAACGCCGCGTCCACCGTGAGCGTGGGGTCGTTCCACATTGCCTCATCGCACTCCATGACATACGAGCGCGAGGAGCGGCGGCGAAGCTCAACCGTCAGGCTGGTATCTGGATAGGCCGGAAAAGAAACCGGGTTGAATGCGACCAGCCGAGCGTCGGTGATGGTTCGCAAATCGAGCTTGGCGTCTCGACTCTCCCATTTTTCCCCTGCCGTTCCGCGCACCTGAAACTCGAATGAAGTGCCGGTGATAATTCCTTGATCCACGAGGACAATCATGTCCGCGCAAGCCCGCGTGTCAGGCACTAACGCCTCCCAGCGAAGCTCTTTGTCGTCGCACGACACTGAAAGATTTTTCCCGATGCGACCCAGCGCAGAGAGGGGGTCGTCAGTATGGCCCGCGTTCGCCATAATGTCACTGTCTTCGGAGAGTGAACGCTTAAACGCGTCTGCCGCGATGCGCTCGACAAAGGGCTTTGCCCTCCCGCGCATCATCATGACCTCACTGTCCGAGTTGAACGGAATCACGCCTGTGAGCGCGCCGATGTATCCATCGGATTTTTCTTTGTCTGTTAGGGCGCGCTTATTGATGCCCTGACGGGCGCGGATTTCGGATTTGTGGCTCATGATGTTTTGGTGTCGGTGGTTTTCGTGTCTGCGCTGGCGGAAACTCCGCCTTGGTTGTTAAACGGCGCATGGTAATCGTCCCCGATATGGTCAGGAAGATCGTTGAAACCGATTTCGTGGCGAACGTCGTTGATGCTCATGGCGCCGATCATCCGCATTTGCTGGTAAAACGCAGCACGCGCGGTGAGCGAAGCCTGCATTAGTGCCGAGCGGTCAAACATAATTGCGTAACCTTGGGCCTGTTCCTCGGAGGTCAGCAGCGAAAATGCGAGTGATTGTTCCCAATTTACAAGCCAAGGATTGAGTCCGTAGGTGAGAAACCCTTGATTGATTTGCTCGATGCCCGTCCCCCATGACGAAACCTTGTCGGTTGCGCCAATCAAAATCGGCGGGATGCCGTAGACACTGCAAATCTCATTATTTTCGAAGCTGCGCGACGCCAGAAACTCTGCATCGGCCATGCTCATGCCCGCGCTCTTATCGAGGTAGGTGAACGCGCCATTTAGGATGGGGATTCTGCCTGAGTTGGTAACTCCGCCCTGGCTGGCGTCCCAAACAGTGCGGAAGTCCTGCATTTGCTTTTCGGTCAGGCCGGTTGCCGCGAGAATGCCTGGGAACTTGCTTCCGTTCTTCAGGAATGAGGCGAAACTGTCGCGCTGGGCCATCGATATGCCAATGTTTTCGCGCAAAAGCGTAACCGGAGAAATGCCCGCAAAGCCGTCCGTTGAGAGCGCGTTCACTTGCATGAGGTCTGCGCGCGTCAAAATATTCTCCTCACCTTGCACGCGGTAGCGGATTTCACCCGGCCCCGGCGTCAAAATCTGCACCCGGCCAGTCTGTACCGGTACTAGGGCGGTCGGTACGTAGTAATTATTACGGTAAATGCGGGCGTAACCGATGCCGCTGCCACCTACGCGGGCTTGCACTAGACGGCGAAACTCAAACGACGTGTGTTGCTCGTTCGGCGCACGCAGCAAGAGCACGGAAACCGGATGATCGTCGATGTTTTCGTGTCCGGCAGCGGTGCGGCGAATAACGCGGGCCGGGAGTGATCCAACGAGATTGCCGAGCAGATTAATACAGGCATAGGCCGCAGGAATGCCGAGCGCGGTGTAATCGTTGACCCGCGCCCCGCTCATCGTTGGCGAGCCGCCAAAGAAGTTGAGCAGCGCGCTAGACGGATTCACTAAATCGTCGCGCCGCTCCAGCCGGGAAAGGCCGATTGCGCGGAGAGTGCGGTCAAGTAGCGAGGGCTTGGCGGATGCGGCCATGTATCCGTGTTAAAACTACACGGGACGCATAGTCAAGCGCGGATTCGTCAAGCCAATTCAACCGGCGTATCAATCGGCCAGTAAATGCCTCCGTTGTTCTTTTTTCTTTTATGGTCATACACCGACCAGTCCGTGAACGCCACGGGCTGCGTTTTTGTTTCGCCGGGCTTGGTTTCTTGGCCAAACTTTATCAGCACAAGAGCCTCGCTTGCCCATGTCTCTCTTGCTCGTCCGATAACAAAGAACTTCTGGCCGATGGTTAGGTCTGAGATGGTCATTGGTTTTACGGTTGGATTTGCTACACAAAGAAAACAGATGGAGCAAGGTTTTGCTCAGGCATAGCAAGCGCACGATTGAACGCCATTAAGAGTGCAATAGCCGGGTCTATCTTCTGGGCTTCAGCCTCCTTGCGCGGGAACACGTTTCCCCCCGCGTCCTCCTTTGCCACGACGTTGCTCATGGCCCATGCGAGCACCGGGTCTGCCCGATGGTGGAAACGTCCGCTGGCAATCGCCGCGTCTAGCTCCTTCATGGTGTCAGAGAAACTTTTCGTCGTACGCGGAATCTCGATGCAAGGCAGTCCGTGCTCCGTTCTCCATCGCCCTACCGTCGCGCGCAACTGCCACGGGTCAAAACAAACCTCTTGGATCGCAAACCGCTTGGCATCCTCGACTACCTCGCGCTCGTGCAGGCCGAAATCGTTCTCGTTCCCGTCGCAAACCGTGAGCCATCCAGCCGCTTCCCATGCCCGATAATGCTGGTTTTGCGGCAGGTCAACAGTCGCGCGCGGGAGATAATACCGCCCGAATGCCGTATAGTGGCTAACGTCGCCGTCTTTCCACGGGAAAAGCTGAATGATTGCCGAGATGTCGCGCTTCGCCGCCGCGTCAACGCCAACGAAACACGGCTTGCCGGAGAAGTCCTCGATGCGTAGTGATTCGCTTGATACAGGTGGCGCATTGAACGCCTGCACGTCGAAATAGCCGCTCATCGCCGTGACCCACAAGTTGAGATGCTTTGTTTTGACCGCCCCTTGATTGCGCGGCTGCGCAAGCGCGCCATTGACCTGCTGCCGGATGAAATCCACCGGCACGGACACGCCAAGATTAGGGTTTGCCTTCACCCAGATGCTTTCGTCCGTCCAGTCATCGGCCTCATCTGCCGTGTAAATTAACGCGAAACGCGAATCATCCACCACGACCGCGCTGCCGATGCGCTGCCCGCGCTCGTCCGCCGCCGTGAGCATCGCCTCGCACGCCCGCCAATCGTCTCGGCACGGTCCGGCGAGGTTGCTGCCCGCTGTGGAAATAATCAAAAGCAACGGCTGCGAGCGCGCCGCCATGCCGGTTTGCATCGTGTCGTGCAGGTCGGACGTACCGTGCTCGTGGTATTCGTCTACAATCGCGCAGTGAGGCGAGGCCCCATCGCCCGGCTTGCCAATAACGGCGGTGAGCTTTGCCAACTCACGCAGCCGGAACAGGCCGGACGCCTGCACGGTGATTCCGCCGGCCGCGAGCAGGTCGGGGCATTTCTTCGCCATGTTTTGCGCGGGCTTGAAAACCTCGTTGGCCTGATCTCGGCTGGTTGCTCCAGAATATACCTCGGCACCCGGTTCCTCATCCTTGGCGAACATCCATAGGCCTATGATTGCTGCCAAACTCGATTTTCCGTTTTTGCGGGCTAAGTAAATTGACGCCTGCCGGAACCGCCGCTTGCCGGTATCCTTCCGCACCCAGCCGAAAAGCGAGCAGAGCAGGAAGCATTGCCACGGCTCCAGCCGGATGCGCGGGGAATAACCACTGGTGTCGGCCCGCGCCCACTCGCCTTTGACGTGCGGCAGCATCTCCGCGAACCGGCAGACGCGCGCGCCCATCGCCGCGTTGTATTCAAAATTCCATGACGGGTCATTTTCCGCTCGCCAGAGGTCGTTGCGGTGGCGGGCGCACGCTAGGCGCACCCATTTGCAGGCCGGGATGATTCCGTCGAGCACGTCGGCGACGTAGGAATCGGCGAGCGCGGCGAAGTCACGCGGGGGCAAGGGCGGGGCCAGCGGGGCGGACGGCGGCTCCGGCTCGGCTTCCGACGGCGGTGGCGGCTCA